GTTAAATATCGACCAATCGCACACTCAACAATCATGCGATGCTCTGCAACATATCCTTGACGCTTCGCCAGAGGATGAAGCGGTGCAAACTGGTCTATATATCCAAGCTTTACAAGGCGACGACCTCCTTTCCAGTCGCGATGCCCTTTCCCTGAGCGTGGACCTGTTCGGCCAAAAGATATTCCAAGTCGGGCAGCCATGCGCTGAATTGATGTCCTGTTTACAGAAAGCTTTTCAGCTATTGAATCTTGAGTCATGCCAGATTCAACAAGCTGCAAAAAAACATTTTGACAAAACTGGCGGTTATGGTGAGGTTTGCAGCACTGACATATTTGTTTCATTTCAAGGTGTCCTATTGTATGGCGGTAAACGAATAATAGCATACAAGGATATCGGTTTGCAGCCATTATTTGATTTGCAGGTTATGGATGCAAATAACTATTCGACGTCAGGCGTTATAAATCACAACTGCGGAAAGACCATGACCGGTCTGACAATGGACGCATACCACTTGACAGGCGAGTATCCAGATGGCTGGGAAGGTCACAGATTTATTCACGCGCCTAGGTGTTGGCTACTTGGCTTCTCAATGGAGAAAACACGCGACCTTCTGCAGATGCCTTTGTTTGGCAGGATGGAAGGTGGCCAATTTCTAGGCGGATTAATTCACAAAGATAAAATACTCGGACACTTTGCAGCGCAAGGAACATCTGGCGCAATGCGTGAGATACGTGTTGCGCATAAATCTGGCGGTGAGTCAGTGTGTCAGTTCTGGTCTTATTCTCAGGGCCAGCATGCCATCATGGGAGACTCCGTAGACTGGTATCACATCGACGAAGAGCCGCGCGACAAGTCTATCTACCCACAAGTATTAACTCGGACTGCAACTGGCGACCAAGGGCGTGGGGGTAGGGGTATTCTGACGTTTACTCCAGAGAACGGCCGGACAGAGCTAGTCATTCAGTTCATGGACAATCCTGGCGTTGGTCAGTACATGCAGCGTGCAACTTGGGACGATGCACTGCACTTAACTGAAGACACTAAGGAGCAGCTTCTTGCAAGTTTTCCTGAATGGCAGCGTGATATGCGGACAAAGGGCTTGCCTCTACTTGGATCCGGTCTGATATTTGATGTCAAAATCCCAATGTGCCGCAGATTCGAAAGGCCGAAGCACTTCCTTGTCATTAACGGTATGGACTTCGGTTGGGACCACCCGCAGGCACATTGCCAGCTATGGATTGATAACGACAAGGACATTATCTACATAGCAAACACATATCGAGCACAGAAGCAGCAACCGTATGAGGTATGGCATCGTGTCAAATCGTGGGCGGCAGAATATCCAACCGCATGGCCGCATGATGGCTTGCAAACAGAGAAAGGCTCAGGCAAGACGCAGAAGGCTTATTATGAAGAAGCCGGTTGGAACATGCTGAGCACGCACGCAGCGTGGCAGGATGGCTCCAACTCTGTCGAGCAAGGATTGATGGAGATGTACGACAGATTTAAAACAGCCAAGCTGATTGTGATGGAAGGTAACGGAGAACTACTTGATGAGCTGATGCAGTATCACCGCGATGAAACAGGCAAGATTGTGAAGGTAGCAGACGATTTAATAAGTGCTGTGCGTTACGCATACATGCACAGAAGATACGCCGAATCAGAGTGGTCACTTAGCAATCAATATCACTATGAAGACGACTATGACCGGCGCGATGCGGGTAGTCTTGGTTACTAGAGTTTTTCCACCTCACGACGCTGCAGCTCGTGCAACTTACCAGAGTGTGTTTTGCACATAACAATTATCTGCACTGACCTGTCTCCTCTAAAAGTCTCAGCGACAGCTTTGCATGATACAACTTCAGCAGTTGCATCTGTGCGAAGAATTAAAACGCGATCACCTTCTCGCAAATCTATTTTTTCTGACTCTTTCAATTCGATGATTCTGAGTATTTTATCCTCTATGTCATCCTGCTTCTTTTCCAGCTCAGCTATTTGCTCTTCGTAGTTCATTGTCATCTCCAATTAAACCCAATTCACCATACCACAAACGCCACGCTTTCACTGCTCCGACCACTGCGCTATACTAACCAAAACTCCAAAGGGCTTGACAAATGCGCCAGTTACTATCTTACATCGACAACCCGAATATTGCTGAGGACGTTAGCGAAGACCGCTTAAAGAAAATCGGCGAGAAAGTCTGCGAGGACTACGGTAAAGACCGTGACTCTATGTCTGATTGGTCTAAAGCTGTTGACCGAGGTATGCGCATTGCCAAGCCAGCTGACGCGCCAAAATCGTTTCCGTGGGACGGCGCGAGTAACTACAAGTCTAGCCTGATTTATGAGGCGGTTATTAGCTTTGGAGACCGTGTTGCAAGTGAGATTCTATCAGAGAAAGCATTAGTCAAAGGCTGCTTAACTGGTGTCGAGTCAGAAGAAAAGAACATGCGTATGACTCGCGTTGCTAAGTTTATGAACTGGCAGTTTAACTATGAGATGAAAGAGTGGCGCGATGAGCAGGAGCAGGCGCTTTACGCATTAGCCGCTTGTGGCGCATTCTTTAAGAAAACATTCTTCGACCCGACTGAAGGGAAGAACGTCAGCTATCCAATCTTTTACCCTAACTTCGCTGTCAATCAGAATGAGAAATCGATGTCAGCAATGACTCGGTTTACTGAGTGCAAAAACTACACTGACAACGAGATAGAAGAACGCATTCGTGCAGGCATTTGGATTGACCAAGACTACAAGCAGAATGACGACGACAAAGACAACGAGGATGGCGATGAGGCTGGAAAGCAGGAAATCACTGACAACTTCATTGAGCAATGCACATCGATTGACTTAGATGATGACGGGTACGCAGAGCCTTATATTGTCACGGTACACAAGCAGTCGGGTATGGTTGCGCGTATCGTTGCTCGCTTTGATAAGTCATCAATACTGGTTAAAGTGCAAGACGGTGTAGTTGCACCACTTAATCAAATTGAGCCACAGATTAAACAGCAGGTGGCGCAAGAGAAACTTCAAGAAGTGCTTCAGATGCAGCCGGAAGACGCTGAAACAATGACTGAAGACAAGCTGATGTCCGAAGTCGATGATGCAGTTTACGGCAAAATGCAGATTGTCAAAATCAAGCCAACTGGATTAATCACTAAATACGGTTTCGTTGTTGCACCTGATGGCACATTCCTCAACTGGGGATACTGCCATCTGTTAGCGTCACAGTCAGAGCTTATCAACACGACAACAAACCAGCTGATTGATGCTGGCTCTTTGGCAAACCTTCCGTCCGGATACAAGTCAAAAGAGTTCCGCCAAAACAAAACGCCTATGCGCATGAAGCCTGGCGAAATTACGCAAGTTGATGTGTCTGCAGACGTACTTAAAAACGGCCTGCTGTTCAACCAATTCCGCGAGCCATCTGCCGGCCTGATGCAGCTCAACGAGATGACCAAAGCAGAAGCACGCAACATGACTGCTATCGTTAATCTTGAAGGTACGATTGCACCTAACGCTCCTGCAGCCACCACGCTTGGCATTCTGCAAGAGAAGATGATGCCAACCACTACGCTGATTGGTCGAGTGCTTCGTTCGATGTCTGAAGAATTCAGTAAAATGTTTGACCTGAACGCCAAGTACACTGACCCGATGACGTACCAAGAAGTATTAGATGATCCAAATGCGGACTATCAGCAAGATTTTACCCGGGCAGGTTATGACATTGAGCCAACGGCAGAAGCGTCTAAGTCATCCATGATGCAGAAGATGCAGACCACGCAAGTATTGATGGAGCTTATGCCTATTATCCAAGAAACTGGCGGCCAAGTGAAAGCGCTGGTGGGAGAGGCGCTAGAAGCAATCGGTAAGCCTGAGATGCTTGAAAAGCTTTACCCAGAAGGTCAATCAGACCCGCAAATGCTTGCACTACAGCAACAGCAAACCGAAGCTGCGCAAATGGCTGAGCAGTTACAGCAGCAGAATAATGACCTATTACAGCGTGACCACGAACTGAAACTAGCTAAGAACCAGTTAGAGGAAATGAAAGTACAACTGCAAATGCAGAAGCTGCAACTTGATGCTAAGGCACAGCAAGACCAGTTATTGGTTGATGTCGCCAAAGTCGAAGCGGAGACGCAGCGCACAGAAGCAGATGAGGGCTTGAAGGTTGCTCAGACCGTCAAGACTTATGCGGAGGCTGACCAAATCAGCGCACCAAAAGTAGATGTAACAGTAGGAGTAATACCTGATGGCATGCGGTAAAAAAAGGCAGCAGAAAGCCGCCTAAGAAGTAAACCACTTAATGAAGCCCTCTAACCATGAGGGCTTTTTGTTTTTCTTAGTAGAGTAATCGTCAATTTCCTCAATCTGAATCTGGCACTCAAGCCATTTATTGTAATCTTCAGCCATATTCTTTGGGATTTTGTAACCGTCTTTTTCTGCGTCACTGATGGCAGAATACACATCAATCCACTGACTCCAAGCGCCAACAAGTGGGTTTTGATAGCGACGTAAACGCTGAAAAGTCAAAACTGGACGCCTGTCATGCTTGCACAAATACGTGCTGTAGTGGTCTTTTATATGCCAACATCCTCAACGTCATATTTGCTTAAATCACACATCAAGAGATGAACGCTTGCGGAAGGAGCAAAGCGCTCTTTAGGCAAGACATCAGCCCCACCAAAATCAATCTCGCATACCGCCATCATCTCGCCGTGAATTTCAACGTGCGCAACAATCCTGCAAAGCTCGTTGTGAGTGATAACATTGCTTCTCCAATCGCTACATGACAGTCTTATGCATCTAGTGCCGACTGGCGGCAATCCGTCTCCGCTCCATGCGTTTTCTGTTGTGTTATTGACTGTTTTCACTTTGTCACCTCATTAACCGCCCACAATGACAAGCAGACGGCAGTTGTTTGAATTGGAAATGCTACCGCTAGTAGCGCTACGGATAGGACGAATAGTAGTTTCATTCCATCATCTCCAAAATTGCCATCTGGACAATATCAACGGTTTCGTTAACGAGCATCAAAGCCAGCGACATGTTAAGCTCTCGCCTGATTATCTGCTGGCAAAGTTCAGGCTCAATTGCTAAGTGGTTTGGTTGCCAAGGTGTCATTTGGTAATCCCTAATGCCATGAAAAAAGAAATAGCAATCAGAGCAGCAGACGAGGCTTTGTTAAATGTTGGCGTAGGAGAAATAGGAAAAGACAACCACGGACCAGCAATAAAAACTTATCTTCAAACAGTGGGACTTGATGAAGGTTATGCTTGGTGCGCTGCTTTTATTAAGTTTAGATATATGAACGCAGCACAAGATTTAGATGAAGAACTATCTGAAAGCTTCCTAAAACTTTCTGGTTATACTCCTGATTGGAAAAACTACGCACAAACTCATAATATTTGGATACCTATGTCAACAGCAAAGAAAAATCCAGCACTTGTTAAAAAAGGCTATGCTGCTTTTTACTATTCAGAAAGCAAAGGCAGGATTTATCATTGCGGTATTGTAATAAGTAGTAATAAAGATGGCTTCGTCTGTGTTGAAGGAAATACATCTCCTGGTAAAAATGTAGAAGCAAATGGAGATGGTGTTTATAGAAAAAATCGCTCTTGGAATATGTTAGGTTCAGAAGGCGGTTTTATGATGACATATTAAGGAAAAAATAATGAGTATTTTTAGTAAGATTTTGAAGAAAACAGTTGGTATTCCAGAAGTAAATGTAAATAACTTACCTATTGGCACACAACTTGTAAATGAACTAATAAAAAATGGCATAAATCAAGCGTTTAAGCCACTATCTGATAGCGATATGAAAATACTTGATAAAGCAATACAAGTAGAAATGTACCATAGAAAAACAAAAGCAGGAATAGGTGTAGCATATGATACTAAACTTGATTAGTTTTTTAGTTTTACTACAAAATCCTTTATCAAATCAAACAAAAACAAT